GTCCTTGATATTCAGGTTGCTCCAGTAATGGACGTAACACCAGCGGTTGTGGCCCAGCACGACCCGGCGGCGTGGGGAGTAGAACCGTTGAATGGATTTTCCGCCTTTGATTTTGTGAACGAACGTGTTTCGGCGGTCGCCCAAGAGCGCCACCCACCCGCGCTCGGCGCACTGCTTATAAACCTCATAGGTGGCGTTCCCCGCGTCGACGAATACCAGATTAGAATGGATGGAGAAGCGTTTCTGGAGCACGTCCACGTCCTCGAAGGTGAGGATGCGCTCGCACCAGATGAGTCGGGAGGAGCCTTCCGAGCTCCATGAGCGCACCACGGCAAAGAGGTGGTCGATCTGGCAATCTACGGTCAAAATCCGCACCGGAATCATCTCCGCGCCCTCCGGGAACGGCGGCGAGACAATCTTTCCAAACCGGTCGATTCCGGCTTCATCACACCAGAGGTCGCCCATCTGGTAGCCCGACGTGGTGATCTCCAGCTTGAAATCCTCCAGGTATTCGCGCCACGGAAGCCCCAGCCGCTTCTGGTAAAACTGCTGGATCAGGCTGGTGTCGCCCTTCCGGGCCGCCGCCTTAGCCCGCAGGTACAACTCCGCGAGTTTTCCCCACGACATGGTGGCCAGCGCATTCCAATGGAACCCGACATTCTCCTGGGCCGCCCGAGGATTCTGGGGGATGAATTTGCCCGTGGCGTTTAGCCGCCGCCGAGTCTCATCGGTGTCCTCAAAGTAATGATTGCAGGCGGCGCATCGCATCGAGGTCGTCGCATGAACCCGCACGAAGTCATACTGCTCGTTCTCGTCCTTGCAGTCTTTGCTCCACTCGACATTTTCCCACAGGAACGGCTGCCGGTGTTCGCACTCAGGGCACGCAAATGTCCATTCTCGCTGGTCTGTGGTTTCAAACTTCCGGTGGGTGTCGTCGTCTTCTTCGCCGCCCTGGCTCATGAAGATGCATTTTCCAAGCCACCCGAACGCGGTCACGCGGGCCTCGGCTTCGGCCATATGTCCCGGCGGCCAACGCCATGTTTCGTCTCCGATGAGCCAACGGATGGAGCGTCGCTGGAGGTTGGTCTTATTATGCGCCCCGACGACCCAGAGGGTCATTCCGTTTGCGAAATGAATTGTCTGGTTGCGCCGTTTATGCCGGTTGGCGGGGAAGAGCGCTTTGACCGGTTCGCATTCCTCGAAGATCTTCTGAAGCCGCGATTCGCTCTGGTCTTTCGCGTCCTCGTCCGTCTGGTCGAGCCAGAGCGTCGGGCCGGGCAGGTTGGCGATGATATAGCAGAGGCCGACCTCGGGAGCGGTGGTCTTGCTTGACTGCACCGCCGCAATAATGGAAACGAGCCGCACCTTCGGATCGACCATTGCATCGAGCACCTCCTGAATTTGCGGGGAGTTCTCGATCCGAAACCGACCAGGCATTGGCGAATATGGGATCGAGCGGATATGCTCTTCCGCCCAAGCCCAGGGCGGCTGCCGGTCAGGCGGTCGCCATGCCTCCTGCCAGAGGGGCGTTAACTGGTCGTTTTCCATCCGTCCTCGATTGCCGCGATGATGCGGCGCAGGTTATCGGAATTGATTTGGGGAGAGGCCAGTCGCACTACCCGCCAGCCTTTGAGTGCGGCTTCGAGATACTTTTCCGCATCCGCCATGAACCCGGATCCCCGGTTGTGACGACCACCGACCCAGACGCCACCCTCGACTTCAATCAAAGTCCGGCTTTCCAAATGCGCGAAGTCGGCACGCCAGCGCCGCTTCGGGTGGAACCGAAACTCCTCTTCCAACACCGGGCCACCGAGCGTACGCCAAAGAAGGGCGAACTTCTGCTCAAGGCGGGAAGGCGTCCTCATGGTGTCGTGCCTCCTCCCGTATGGAGCACATTGCAGACTTCATCGATAGCCGTCGCGCATTCCTCCCGGATGCCTCGGGCATCCAGACCGCTCAAGATCGGGGGAAGTTCGTTTTCAAACTTCGCCCGAAGCAAAGCGACAGCCTTTCCGACCTGCGTAAGCCATTCCCGGCGAACATCCGAAAGGAGGACGTAATCACCCCGTTTGAGGGCGACCCTCAGTTCCCGATCCTCAATTTCGGCGAGGAGCTTCCGAGACTTGAGCGCCGCCTGGTCGACTTCACCGGATGCCTTCCCGGCCTTCAATCCCCGCTCCCGAACGAACTCCCGCCATGCCACAACATCATAGGAACCATTTGCATTCGGCTGGGGCGCACCAGAAAGTTTTTGCCAGCGTGCGATCTGACGGCGGTTGGTGCCGAGCAATCCGGCCAGTTCCACGACGGTCTTTGCGGTCGTTACGGAATCGTCGCACCCGGCAGCCCTGGCGACGACTCGGGCATGTTCGGATGGGGAAAGCGGTTTTCCCGAAGCAGCCTTTTTGAGGATGTTGCGTAGGTCTGCATCGAGAATTTTTGCGTAAGCGTTGGGCGCGGATTGTGAGACATCCATGTGAGACATGGAGTGTCAATGTCCCGCATCCCTCCGACGGCCTTTACAGGGGAAACCGCGGTGAGTGGCCTCCGCTAAAAGTGGGACATCTGAAAAACAGATTCTCACTCAAATTGAGCGAGGGACGAAGCAACCCCAAGCCTTTTTCCAAGCCACGGAAGCCTGCAAGGCCGGGGGGGGCTTACAGTTAAGGAGGGGAAGTGTTAACGCCCTCCTCATCCCATCATAACTGCTTATATATCTTACTTATGGGTCACGCCCGGAAAATCAGGTAAATCAGTTTGCCGATGATCGCGGCGACGAAAACGTATGAGATTCCGAAGCCGATGGCAGCGAAAATGTCTCGCGCAATTTCAAATTTCTTCATGATGATAGGTGGGGTTGGTGGCTTAGCGGGACCACATCAGCCAGATGGAGTGAAAAACGTCTGAAACGAGGTATGCCACGAAAGAGGCCATGATCGTCCCAAGGAGGATGGAGATAAATCGGTCGATGTTCATTAGCAGTCGGAACGGTCAGCGATCTGGCTACGCAGACGCTGGATTTCTTGATAGAGGTTAACGAACCACTGAAGTTCGTTGCCGAGGATTCGCAGCATTTCCTCATCCCACTGTTCGATGGGCTCGTCCTCGATTCTGGAGTTGTACCAAAGGCGAAAGGTATCGAGCGGTTTCGTGTAACGAACCCAAGGGGTTTCTGCGCTTGGAGGTGCAGATCCTTCCTTTGGTTCTGATTTTAGGATGCCCGTGGCCAGATATGCCTGGCGAAGGGTGGAGCAGTCTTCGAGATAACCGCTCACATGTGAGCGCTTAGCAAGAGCCATGTATCACCGCGCCGTCTGCTCACTGATCTGCGGGCAGTTTTGTGAAAGCCAGTCAATCCAGCCGCAGCGCTCTTTACCGGAACGCTGTTGCAGCAGTTCCTTTTGCTGAACCATCAACTTTCCGCATTCAAGGGCTTTCTCGACCGCCGCCACGGTTTTTTCCTTGGCATCGGAGGCAAGCACCGTCGATTCGGCATAGGCGCGGTTAATTCTCTCCGCTAGATTTTCTATGATGTCGCTCATGCCACTTGGCGCGTGTCAAAGCCGAGTATGTCTTGCGGGCTTTGGCCGACTTCATCCCACGAGAAGGCCGAATGCCGAAGGTCTTGACCCACTGGGTTGCGATTTTCGAGAAAGCCGCCCGCGAAACTCCGTGACGTTTTGCCAGTTCCGTCTGGCTCTGCCCTTCGAGGGCGAGCACCCCCGTCGCAAAGCAGACCGCGTCGAAGACCAGAAGAGGGTTTGCTGTGGAACGGATCCTAGCGCAGAACGCTGCGAGCACGTCCCCTCGGGCCTCCGCTTCATTTTGTTTCTCGTGCTCACTCGCGTTGAACTCATCTGGCTTTTCCGAGGCCAAAGGCGAGTCGGCGAGGTCTTGATCAAGCATGCATCCGTTGGTGCTCTTCTGAATGAGTGGCCGAAGCAGTCCCTCCTTCTCGAGCCGTCGCCGCTCATCAGGATCGAGGCCGTCGAGCCAATTCCGGACTTCGGGAGAGTCGTAGGCTGCCACATATGCGCGGTCCATCTCGGCTTGACGTGCAGCGTAGTCGTTCATTTTTCGCTCCACCTCCGGCATGGATTGGCTTCGACGACGATGGGCACCTCTGGGAAGATGGCTTCCATCGCTTCGACCATTGCCGCTTCGACCTCGCGGCAAACCTGAGCAGCCTCAGCTTCGTCGCACTCGACGATCAGTTCGTCATGAACCGTACTCACGATGGAAACGCCGACCGGCAGACGGGCTGCCAGAAGGGTAATGGCGCGTTTCATGCCGTCCGCGCAACCGCCTTGGACTGGTGAGTTCACCAGTGCCGTGAAACGTTCCCAAACGTCCGCGTCCGGGGCGACAAGCCGTCGCCGTCCGAGCCGGGTGCGAATTTCGGCGATCCCACGTTCGGCGGCGATCCGGCTTTCGCCATGCCACTGGCGCAGGCTACCGTAGTTACGGAAGAACGCCGACCGGATTCCGTATGCCTCGTCTTCAGTCAGATGCACCCCGTAAGCCGTAGCGGCATATCTTACCAAGCCGCGAGCCGACTGGCCGTAGAGCAACCCAAAGTTGACCGCCTTGGCGAGTTGCCGGTCATTCTTCGTGACGTCTTCCGCATTCTTGCCCAGAACCGCAGCAGCGGTTTTCTTATGTAGATCCTCGCCGGAACGATAGGCATCGAGCATACGGCTTTCACCCGCGATCGCAGCGGCCGCACGCAATTCCACCTGCGAATAGTCGGCGACTACGAGGGTTCGCCCTTCGGGAGCAACGAAGCATTCCCGCAATTCGCCCCGTCCGATATTTTGGAGGTTGGGCGACTTGGATGCGAAGCGGCCTGTGTCGGTGCCGGTCGGCTCAAACCTGCTGTGGATTCGGCCATCGGATTCAACGCACTCCAGCAGGGATTCAGCCTGTTGAGCGACCTTCTCGGTGGACCGCATT